TTGTTCGGGTTGCTGATGCGCTTCGGGCTGACCATCCGGAACTGTGTCCGGAACAGTCGCGAGGGACTGGTATCCCAGGTGGCCTGAACGAACAGTTCACCGTTAAAGGCGTGCATGGCCACACCTTCCCGAATCATCATGGTAAACGTGCGTTTTCGCTCAACGTCAATGCAGCAACAGTCATCTTCGGCAAACTCTTTCCATGCCGCTTCAACCTCGCGGGAAAAGGCACGGGCTTCTTCCTCCCCGATGCCCAGATAGCGCCAGCTTGGGCGATGACTGAGCCGGAAAAAAGACCCGACGATATGATCCTGATGCAGCTGGATGGCGTTGGCGGCATAGCCGTTATTGCGTACCAGATCGTCTGCGCGGGCATTGCCACGGGTAAAGTTGGGCAGCAGGGCTGCATCCACACTTTCACCCGGTGGGTTCCACGCCCGCAACTGCCCACCAAATCCGCTGCCACCGCCGTGATAACCGGCATATTCACGCAGCGATGTCATGCCGTCCGGCCCCAGAAGGGTGGGAATGGTGGACGTTTTCATACATAAAATCCTGCAGGTCCCCTGCGTCGCTGTGTCATGCCGGTCTGCACTTCCAGCTCCGCAATGTATTTTTTCAGGTCAGACACGGAAGTGGCCGTAAACTCCACTCTCCGTCCGTCTTTCTGTACCGTTGCCACCCGTTTACCTGTCATCAGGTCATGCAGTGCCGCACGGGCAGCGGCAAGTTCTTCCTGTCGCGTCATTCATCCTCTCCGGATAAGGCACGGGCGTAATCTGCCAGTGTTTTCTTGTTGGTTGCTGCACCATCTTCTTCCTGCAGGCTCGCCAGCAGTGCACTGAGATCCAGCTGCCAGCGGGAAATACTGATGCGCAGCGCCGCCAGCGCATAAACGAAGCAGTCGAGCGCCTCATTGCGTCGCTTTTTGCTGTCCCACAGTATTTTTTTCCTGCCATCCACCCATTTTTCGACCTGCTCTTCAGCTGTCAGCTGCTGCGCTTCGGTCAGATCAAAAATATCCGGGTTATTAGGGAAGTGAACGGCACCGGGAAGCGGTTCATCCCCTTCCGGCGTCAGTGTGAAGCGGTTATAAATCTGCTCTTTCGCGGTATCCGTACCAATTTCGGTAAGGTAAACTCCGTTTTTGTTTCGCTTACGTGGCATGCTGGCCACAGGCTTTCCGTAGACGGATGCCCCTTTAATGGGGATCACCCGGAACAGCCCATGCTTTTTCGAGCGTTCATACACAATGGTCGGGTCAATCCCGCCAGTATCCCAGCAGATACGGGATACCGACATTTCTGCACCATTCCGGCGGGTATAGGTTTTATTGATGGCCTCATCCACACGCAGCAGCGTCTGTTCATCGTCGTGGCGGCCCATAATAATCTGCCGGTCAATCAGCCAGCTTTCCTCACCCGGCCCCCATCCCCATACGCGCATTTCGTAGCGATCCAGCTGGGAGTCGATACCGGCGGTCAGGTAAGCCACACGGTCAGGAACGGGCGCTGAATAATGCTCTTTCCGCTCTGCCATCACTTCAGCATCCGGACGTTCACCGATTTTCGCTTCCCACGTCTCACCGAGCGTGGTGTTCACGAAGGTTTTACGTTTTCCCGTATCCCCTTTCGTTTTCATCCAGTCTTTGACAATCTGCACCCAGGTGGTGAACGGGCTGTACGCTGTCCAGATGTGAAAGGTCACACTGTCAGGTGGCTCAATCTCTTCACCGGATGACGAAAACCAGAGAATGCCATCACGGGTCCAGATCCCGGTCTTTTCGCAGATATAACGGGCATCAGTAAAGTCCAGCTCCTGCTGGCGGATGACGCAGGCGTTATGCTCGCAGAGATAAAACACGCTGGAGGGATCATCCGGCGTCCATTTGAGGCCAAACGGCGTCTCTTTATCGCCAAATTTAAGGTACTGCTCCTCCCCACAGTGCGGGCAGGCAACATGAAAACGCATAAAATGCGGGGATTCACTGGCTGCACGCTCAATCTGGCAGGTGCCTCTCACTTTGGGCGTGGAGCCACGGATGGACTTTGGCCAGACCGAGCCTTCAATACGCTTATCGCCCAGGAACGTCGGAGAGCCTTCCTGTTCAATATCCTCATCAAAGGCAGCAAGTTCATCATAACCCGCCACATCCACTGACTTTTCACGGTAGTTTTTTGCCGCTTTACCGCCCAGGCACCAGAAGCCACGACCATTGGAAAAACGCTTCATAGTGAGCGTGTTATCCCGGTGCTTTTTGCCATACCACGGGGCCAGCGCCAGCAGCGACGGAATATCACGAATAGTCGGCTCAACGTGGGCTTTCATAAAGTTCTCGGCATCACCATCCGTCGGCAACCAGATAAGGGTGTTGCGCTGCTTATGCTCTATGAAGTAGGCATAAACACCCAGCAGCATTTTGGAATAACCAACACGGGCAGACTTCACCACATTCACCTCGCGGATGTAGTCGCTGCCCATCGCATTCATGATGGCCCGCTGAAAGGGCAGTGTTTCCCAGCGCCCTTCCTGGTATGCGGATTCTTTCGGGAGATAGTAATTAGCATCCGCCCATTCAACGGGGGTCATTGGCAATGGTCTTTTCAGGACTGAGAGACCCGCCTTCACTGCCAATACGAAATTATTCATCTGTATTTCTGTAATACTCATCCGCAAATTCCTTCATTTTTTCAGCGGACTCAACGCATTTATTAGCCCCCTTCGCAACCAGCTCTTTTAGATAAGCCAATTGTCTGCCTGTCAATTCAGGGAATTTTCTTTGCATCGAAAGCGGAATACTGTCCAAAACAGATGCCAGTTCTCCGGATAACCGGGACAGGGCAAAAATAGAGAAAGCTGTATCAATCACCTTATGCTCTGCAACCTGGTTTTTTAACCGCTGAGCAATAGCCTGTTCTTCCGTCAGGTTAACCCTGGCCTGAAGTAGCCTTTCCTCAAGATCATTTTCACCACCTGAAGATTTCTGGTTTTGTTGACGTCGCTCGCGATCTATCTCCAGTACAGTTTTAACGTCATAGAAAACCTCTCTCCCCCTGCGCTCAACAGGAGGAACACCCCATTTATCAAATGCCTGTACTGAGATACCGATGGAGGAGGCCATGTCGCTTTTATTCAATAAAAAGGCCACAGCCCCTCCATAAACCACCGGCAAAAAAGCAATACAACAACCACGTTTTTTGTAAAACCCTCTGATTTTACATGCTTTTTCGTATAAGAAAGATCATCAGGTTGTTGTGTTTATTTTTCTTTCTTATTACTTATCAAGTAGATATATCAAACGATAAAACAACAACCATCACCTCAAAAAAACTCGTAAATAGCGAAAACCCGCGAGGTCGCCGCCCCGTAACAGGCCGGATCGCCAGAAAGGACCCGAAAATGATAATAATTATCAATTAAATAAAAGTTATCTCAACCGACAAGTTCACCATGAAAGAGGACAAATAATGAGTTCGGTCTCAATGCATTAATTGATCTGCATCAAATTTAAGTAAAAACATCTTTGGACAATACAGAACACTGCAGTGAATATGGAAAAAGACAATGTCATCGAAGAACAAAACCAGCAAAACAACAACCCGTAACATCCGTTTTCCCAATCACATGATTGAGCAGATCAATATCGCCCTTGAGCATAAAGGCTCCGGCAACTTTTCGGCATGGGTTATTGAAGCCTGTCGCCGGAGGCTGGCAGCAGACATAAAATGTGCCCGTCAGTTAACTGTAACAAAGAATGATACACCGTCTGCTCTGTGATAACTGTTCATATAACCATTTCTTTATATTGCTGAATTTACAAAAAGTCGCAGTTATTAGTCGTATTTATTCCGAATTGAAATCATCCGTCATATAAAATAAAAAAGAATAACAATAATAATCTTCTACCCTTATCAGTACCTTTACTGCTGTGCTCCAACACAGCAGTTTTTTTGATTATGCTCACATATTTTTCATCCCCACCGCACTGCACATTATAACTGTTGCTTTTCAATTCAGGCTTTGTGCAGGTATGTCTGAATCTCCTCCGGGAGAGGTCTTCATCGTTATCAGCCCCAAAACACACCAGCGACACTGACAAAGAGCCTGCGAGTGCAGTTGCCCCGTTTTCGTTTTATGATGTATTCACCCAGTCAAATAATGAGCAAATTCAATCCATGTCAGACGGCAGAGAATCATAAAATTTAACCATCGTGCTTACATAAACAATCCGATAAAGACTTAACATACTTAAAATCGCATATTGCATAAGAATAAATAATAAGTCATCAAAAAA